GAAAAATATCCTTACCCAACCTGACCCAGTAAAGGAGGGGCGCAATGTTTGGTTTTAGTCCCTTCTCGGCAGCCCCGTTCTCGGACCTCGGCGAAGCCGCTGACGTCGTAGTAAGTGTTTTAGGCGTATCTGCGACAGGCAGCGTTGGCTCCGTCGTTGCGCCCGCCGCCGCTATCCTTACAGGGGTATCTGCATCCGGCGAAGTCGGCTCTGTCACCGTATCGGCCTCGGCCCTTGTGCTTGTGTCCGGCGTATCTGCTTCGGCAAGTGTCGGCTCTGTCACCGTTCAAGCAAACGCTGACGTCGCTGTATCCGGCCTATCCGCCACTGCTAGTGTTGGCTCTGTCGCCATTACGGCCTCGGCCCTCGTCCAACCTACGGGTGTTTCCGCCACAGGCTCTGTTGGGGACGTCACTGTCACGGCCTCCGCGCTTGCGCAGCCCACGGGCGTTTCCGCCACAGGACAAGTCGGCACTGTCGCCGTTGCTGGCTCGGCCCTTGTTCTTCCGACGGGTGTTTCCGCCACGGGCGCAGTTGGCACGGTCACAGTACAGGCCAATGCCGTCGTTGCCGTATCCGGCGTCTCCGCTTCTGGTTCTGTTGGTTCCGTAACTGTTACTGGCTCCGCTGTCGTCATACCGCTGGGCGTCTCCGCCACGGGCCGCGTGGGCTCGGTCATCGTTTGGGGCCAGATTGTCCCGAACCCCGGAACCGCGTGGACAGAAGTCGACCCAGATGCTATAAATACGTGGACAGAGGTGGGGCCAACCCCGGCCACCATCTGGACAAACATCGCGGCGTGAGGATGATCAATGCCAAGTACATACACAACTAACGGTGGCTTGGAAAAACCCGGTGACGGCGAACAGTCGGGCGATTGGGGCGACACCGTAAACATCAACATGGACATCATCGATGTCATAACAAACGGGCAGGTCACTCTGTCCTTGTCCGGCACGTCATCCACCCTTAGCACCTCCAACGCGGTTCTATCTGATGGTCAAAATGCTCTGATCATTCTTGGTGGGACCCCAAGCGGAACACACACGATTACGATTGATCCAAGTGATGCGGAGAAGATCTACTTTGTGTACAACACCACCGCTCAAAGCGTGGTCTTTACCCAAGGCTCTGGCGGAAACGTCACGATAGCCACGGGTGACAGTGCCATTATCTACTCCAACGGCGGCGGCGCTTCTGCGGCAGTCGCCAACCTAACCGACCACTTTGCCATGAGCAGCGTGAAGATCACGGGTGGCGCGATTAACGGAACTCCCATCGGCGCAACTTCGGCATCTACAGGGGCGTTCAGCACCCTGTCCTCTTCAGGCCTAGCAACGCTGTCGTCTCTTACAACCGCCTCTGCAACCATATCTGGCGGAACCGTGAACGGAACGCCCATTGGCGGCTCGACGCCTTCTACTGGCGCGTTTACAACGGCCTCTACATCCGGGGCTGCAACTCTTGCTTCTGCCGTCCTTAACGGGCAGCTAGGTCTTGGCGGAGCAAACTACGGCACGGCAGGGCAAGTCGTCGTGTCTCAGGGCGCGGGCTCCGCTCCCGCTTGGGGAAGCGGCTTCCCCTCTGGTGGCATCGTCCTGTGGTCCGGTTCTATCGCCTCGATCCCCTCTGGCTGGTTGCTGTGTAATGGCACAAGCGGAACCCCAGACCTGCGTGACCGTTTCGTCGTTGGCGCGGGCACGACCTATGCTGTTGGCGCAACTGGCGGCGCGGCATCTGTCACGCTTTCCACCTCGGAGATTCCGTCCCATACGCATACGTTCAGCGGTACTACCGACACGGTTGGCGACCATACTCACGTCGAGCAGAACTTCTCGTCTAACGGCACAGGCGATGGTTCTGGCCCCGGCGCAAGCTGCTGCGGTGGGTCAATTGAAAACAGTGGGGTTACCACGCTGGGTGCGGGCTCACACAACCACACAGTCAGCGGCACTACGGGTTCTGCGGGTTCTGGCGGATCGCACGAAAACCGTCCTCCGTACTATGCCCTTGCCTACATCATGAAGTCGTAAGCCATGAGCCAGCCGTTCCACGAAGTACGTTACGCAATCTGCACGGCGTGTGAAAACTTTAACTCTTTGTTGAAGCAGTGCAAACTGTGCGGGTGCATAATGCCCATCAAGGTGCGGTTTTCAACGTCAGATTGCCCTGCGGGCAAGTGGGGAAAAGAGTAGATTATGCAGCAAGAGGCCATCATGGAACTACTTACGCTATTGCTGCAATTTGCGGTGGTCCCCATCATTGCCTTCATCTGGATGCATTACAAAATGACGCAAGGTCACGCTGTAGATCTCGCCATCATAAAAACTGAGTTTTTGTTGACTAAAGAGAATCACGACCGCGAACTTAAGGAGATCAAAGACGGATTGACCAACATCTTCAAGAAGCTGGATGAAATCCAGAAGGATATGCACAAGTAGGTCAGGGGGCGTTCATGAAAGAAACACTTCTTTGGGTTTTGTTTGCCGCCGCCTTGGTGGGCATCCTTGTTATGTCCAAGGATGGTTTCTACCGCTATCCATGCCAAGACCCGAAAAACTGGTCAACGCAGCAATGCCAACCGCCTGTCTGCACAGCCACAAATTCCTGCCCCGAAGAGCTAATGGGAGATCGAAATGGCAAAAGGTGACGCCGCATTTTTGGAAGCAAAGCTGCGCTATTTCATTGGGATATCCCTGACCTTCATTCTTGGTGGGACGATCTTCACCATTCTCTATTCGCTGGTCTTTGTGACCCAGCCAATGGGGGAATCCAGTGAAAATGACCGCAAGTTTTTTGAACTGCTGACCCCAATTGCATCGTTCATCGTTGGTGCTTTGGGCGGCGTTCTTGCGGCAAGCAACAACAAGCCCCAGAAGGAAGAGGAGAAGCTAGAATGATTGCGCTCCTTGGTAGTCTATTAGGTTTCAGTACATCGTTCCTGCCGCAAATCCTTGGCTTCTTCCAACAGAAGCAAGAGCATAAGAACAAGATTGAAACTATGCGACTGCAAGGTGAAATGGCGGCACAGGGTGTGCAGCTTCAATTGCAGGTTATGGATAAACAGGCTGAGATCGAGGAGACAAAGGCAATCTATGCTTACGCTAACCCTTCTTCTGGATTTGCTGCACAGCTTGCAGCCACTGTCCGTCCTGTTATCACCTATATGTTTTTTGCTCTATTCATGGCAACCAAGGTCGTGATCATGGTCAAGGTAACGGAACAGGGTGGAGATTGGATGTCCGGCGTTGACCTGATGTTTGACGACGAAACCAAAGGACTATTCGCTGCGATTATTTCGTTCTGGTTTGGTAACCGCGCTGTCAGCAAGTACATGGGTAAAAAATGATCCTGACAAAAGACCACATCATCCACATCCTGCATGGTAATGCTGATGCTGCGGCGTGGGCCGATGCGGCAATGGAAATCTTGCCCAAGTACGAGATCAACACACCCAACCGTATTGCTGGCTTCTTCGCCCAGTGCGGCCACGAAAGCATGAACTTCACGGCCCTGTCCGAAAACCTGAACTACCGCGCAGAAACGTTGGAAAAACTTTTCTCCAAGTATTTTTCCAAGGCTGGCCGGAATGCGGCAGACTACGCCAAGCAGCCTGAGAAGATCGCCAACGTGATCTATGCCAACCGCATGGGCAATGGAGATACTGCCTCCGGCGATGGTTATCGTTTTCGTGGGCGCGGCGTCATCCAACTGACGGGCAAGGATAATTACAGCGCCTTCGCCCTGTCCATCAAGATGACGCTGCTGGATGTGATCGACTACGTCCAGACCAAGAAGGGGGCGCTGGAAAGCGCCTGCTGGTACTGGAACAGCCGTAAACTGAATATCGCCTGTGACGAGGGCGACATTGTCAAGATGACCAAACTGATCAACGGTGGCACCATTGGCCTTGAGGATAGGCGCAAGCACTACGAGGCGGCACTGACCGTTCTGGGTGGTGCAGTTCCGGCACCCATTGCCAACGCGGCAACCATTCCTGGCGTCCTTAAAAAAGGTTCCACGGGGGAAAACGTCAAGCGGATGCAAGCTGAACTGGGTCTTGAAGCTGATGGCGTGTTTGGCTCTGGCACCGAAAGCGCCGTCAAAAAGTGGCAGGCCGCCAACGGTCTGGCTGCTGATGGCATCGTCGGACCTAAGACATTGGCTAAACTGCTCGGATGATGTAAGGTCATCTCAGACACAGGGGTAAAGCCATGGCAGGACTGACGTACACCACCTACAAGACGCAGATCGCGCAGATGGCGGTCGTGGCGGAGGATGACCCAAACTTTTTGGAAATCCTCCCCATGATGATTGACTATGCCAGCCTTCGCATTTGCCGCGATCTTGACCTTCTGTTCACATCCGTATCGCTGCATGGCGCAGGATATGCGTTGACAGTTGGCAACCGAAACCTGTCTTTCTCGCAAGACTTGGGCAATGGAACGTCTTTTGTGGTCAGCGAACAGATCAACCTGATTGTGAACGCAACCATACCCACTGACCCAGACACAGGCACCCGCGTTCCTTTGCTGCCGACGACTAAGGAGTTTTTGGATGCGGTCTACGGATCGTCGTTGGCGGCCAACCGTGGGGTGCCTAAGTATTTTGTGCCGTTTAACGACACTCTATTTTTTGTTGGGCCTGTGCCGGATCAAAGCTACTACGTTGAAGTGGTTGGGACGGCCCGCCCTGCACCACTTTCGGTTGCGGTTCCAACGACCTTCATCAGCGAGTATCTGCCTGATCTGCTGGTAATGGCGTCGATGATCTACATCTCGGCCTACCAGCGCAACTTCGGCAAGGAAAGCGACGACCCACAGATGGCGCAAAGCTACGAGAACCAGTACCAGTTGCTGCTCAAGTCGGCTGGTGTTGAAGAGGCCCGCAAGAAATTTGAAGGCGCGGCGTGGTCGTCACAATCTCCGGCAACCGTTGCCAGCCCAACGCGAGGCTAACACATGGCCCATGCAAGCCTGAAGCTTATCCCCGGTGTTGACCAGAACCGCACTCCGGCGCTGAACGAGGCAGCCATTTCCGAAACCAACTTGATCCGTTTTATGCCGGACCAACAAGGCATGGCGCTGCCACAAAAGCTTGGCGGCTGGACAAGGTTTATCCAAACAGCCCAGTGGGACACCGTCCGCGCGCTTCACGCATGGTCAGACACAAACACACACAAGTACTTGGGGATTGGCGCTGACTCTGGCTTGTTTGCCAGCGAAAGCGGAAACACGGCGATTAACATTTCGCCGCAATACTACACTGCAAACATACCAGTTAGCTTTACCACTACCGCTGGAAGCAATGAAGTTGTCATCACCGACACTGGATCAAACATTACATCGTACGATTCAATCTACATTCAAACGCAAGTCAGTATTGGTGGTCTTGTGCTGTCTGGCTTCTACACATGCGAGCGAAACGGGGCAAACACATACAGTATCCTTGCCAAAAACATCATCGGAGTGGTAACTCCTGCAACTAACAGGTTCTTGGTTACAACCATAGCCACAACTGGCGTTGGACCCTATACGGTCACTGTAACGCATCCCACAGACACTACAGTAAATGTTGGGGCCACGGTTGTCTTTTCTGGGGCCGGATCGTTTGCCGGACCTTACACAGTCCTAACCTCTTCATCTGGGACATTTACGTTTTCTACCGCAACCAACCTTGGCAGCGCGTCTACAGGCACATTTATTGCGTCATCGGTAAGCGGTGGCGCTGTTGCTACGTTTAAAGCAACAATCAACCCGTCAACGCCAACGATAACTGTGACTTTGGAAGACCATGGGTATTCCGTTGGTTCCACTTTCCCAATCTTGGTTCCCACCGCCATTGGTGACGTTACCATCGGTGACGTTATTCTGTACGGGAACTACATTGTGACATCAGTGCTTTCCACCAGCACATTTACAATTACTGCGGCAAGCGCCCCAACAAATTTATTTGAAATATTTTCTGCCTCTTGGGCTGCGGGTGCAGTTACAATTGTTATGAACAACAATGCGGTCGTCCCCGTGGGAACTTCTGTTGTCATAGCAGGAATGTCGCCAGGTGGATACAATGGCACATACACCGTAACGGTTTCTTCGGCTGGGTATTTCGAATACGCCAAGGCAGTAAACCCAGGCAGTGCAACTGTCTTTGGAACTGCTAAGGTAAATGCAATTATTTTTAAAATGAATGACGGCTTGGCGCGTCTAAACTACTACATTGGCCAACAATCAACGACACCACCTGTCGGTTACGGCACAGGCGGCTACGGTGACGGCGGGTACGGTACTGGTGTTGTTTTCAGTGGTACTGGTCGTGTCTACACATCGGTGACTATTGTTGGAAATGGAACCATAGCAGAAGGATTTCTTAACACAGGAACCGACATTTATTTGACACCTGGAAGCATAATTGCCATTTCTGGATCAACTTATTTTAATGGCAAATATACAGTTTTGACTGCAGGACCATTTGGATTTTTCACGTTTGCCTCTCCTATAAATAATTCTGACGTTGTAACAGTTGAAGTTATCTCTTGGGGCTTTGAAATGCCCAACCCAACTGAACCAGATTGGACTTTGGACAACTTTGGAGAATACCTAGTGGCATCGCCACATTATGGTGAAATTTTCTTCTGGAACCCCGCAGATGCAAGCGGTCATGCCGCTGTCATTCCCAACGCCCCATTGGTTAACGAGGGCTTCTTTGTGGCCATGCCAGAGCGCCAGATCATTGCCTATGGGTCCACGTTCACGGGCTTCCAAGACCCGCTTCTGGTGCGGTGGTGCGATGTTGGCAACTTTACCAATTGGATTGGCACGGTCACCAACCAAGCCGGATCATATCGCATCCCCAAGGGTTCAAGGATTGTTGGTGGTCTTCAGGGTCCGCAACAGGGCTTGCTGTGGACTGACCTTTCCCTGTGGTCGATGCAATATATCAACTTGCCTCTGGTCTACTCGTTCAACGAAGTTGCGTCCGGCTGTGGTCTGGTTGGCCGGAAGGCCGCTGGAACGCTGGCTGGCACTGTCTACTGGATGAGCCAAAGCCAGTTCTTCAAGCTATCTGGCGCAGGCGTGGAGCCAATAAATTGCCCAGTCTGGGACGTGATCTTCCAAGACATTGACACCACATATTGGAAAAACGTGGTGTGCGCCCCGAACTCTCGGTTTGGCGAAGTGTCTTGGTACTACCCCAGCAAGTTGAACATCGGCACTGCGCTTGAAGGCGTTGCAACCAATTACGTCAAATACAACGCTTTGCTGAACCAGTGGGATTATGGGACGCTGTCTCGCACGGCGTGGATTGACCAAGGGGTTAACGGGCCACCGATTGGGGCAGGCGGAGACTTTAACATCTACCAGCATGAAACGTCCAACAATGCTGATGGTGCCGCGATGAACTCGTTTTTCCAAACGGGTTACTTTGCCGTCCAAGAGGGCGACCTGAAGACGTTCTTGGATCAGGTCTGGCCCGACATGAAGTGGGGCTTTTACGGCGGCGTTCAAAACGCCAGTGTCGTAATCACCTTCTACACGGTAGACTACCCTGGCGACACGCCAAGGACGTACTCCTTCACGGTCACGCAAGGCACTGACTTTGTCACCCCAAGGTTCCGCGCAAGGCTTGTGGCAATCAGGGTTGAAAGCACCGACCTCAACTCTTTCTGGCGGCTTGGGAATATCCGATACCGCTATCAACCTGATGGGAAGTTCTGATGTCATCGCTTTCAGACATTCTTACGGCTGCCAAGAACATCGCCGTGGCGCTCAATACGGCAGCCCAAACCTATGTGAAGGTTCAGGGCGCGCAAAGGTCTTTGACCTTAACGCCGACTTCTCCAGCGGTTTCACCAGCGGGTGTTCACCTTGTCTCCAGCGGTCAGGGCCGCTTGGCGTCTGTAAGCGTGATTGTCGCCGGATCGGCTGAAGCCATGATCTACGACAGCAACCTGACAACATCCTTGACCAGTGCGCTTGCGGTGGTGGACAATACCCTTGGCGTTACCGTGATCAACATGCCTTACAACAACGGACTGGTAGTGGTCCCAGGCACGGGCATGACCCTTGTCGTATCTTACTCGGAAGGACAATAAGATGCCGCTCAAGAAGGGTTCGTCCCAAGAAACCATCTCCGACAACATCTCTGAGATGGTCAAGTCGGGTCACCCCCAAAAGCAGGCCGTGGCGGCAGCACTTCGCACCGCCCGCGCCCGTGGGGGCAAAGTCCACAAGGGTGCCATCCATAGCTCTGTGGCGGGCCGCACGGACCACCTGCCGATGCACGTTGCCTCTGGCTCCTACGTCATCCCCGCCGACATCATCTCGGCCATGGGGGAAGGCAACAGCATGGCGGGCTTCAAAGTCGCCAAGCACATCTTCAGCCGCCACACCCGCGACATCACCAAGGGTACGCCGTACGGTGAAAGCGGCCTGCCGTACAGCAAGGCTGAAGGTGGTCGCCTTGGGTACTATGACGGTGGTGACACCACAAGCTCAGGTGCCGCACTTAAGTCTGGCCATCAATCCAACATGGCCGCTGGAACGGCAAACCAGATTGCCAAGGCGGCTGATCGCCCCAAGCCCGCGCCTAATTATTCAAATGCCCGCCAGACAGATGGTGGCAATTCTCGCCCCCGCCCCCAAGCTCGTCCGGCAGCGGCAGCACCAGCGCAAGCCGACCGCTACACGGGCCTGTGGGACATGATCAACGGCGGCGGCAAGGGCGCTGGCTATAAGAACCTTGGTGACATGTTTGATGGTGGTGGCATGGGTGCTAAGGGCGACAGACCCGCCTTTGGTGATGTCCTCATGGGCAAGACCAACGGCTACAATAGCTGGCTTGACCGCGTCAACGGTGGCGGCAAAGGTGGATCACTGTTCAACCCGGCACCAAGCGGTGTTGCCGCACCCGCACCAGCCGCAGGAACCGCCGCAGCACCTGAAGGCACTTGGCTAAACAGGAATGCTGGGTTGGTTGGCGCTGGATTGGGAATTATTACGGGTCTTGGGCCTATCGTCGGCGCTACAGCGGGCAATGCCTTTAAGAAAGACGATCAGGGCCAATCCAAGGTTGGGAAATTCTTTGGAATGGCCGATGGTGGCGCGACCTCTGGCGTTCCAATTGTGGCCGCTGGCGGGGAGTATGTTATTCCGCCGGAAGATGTTGTACATATCGGTGGTGGCGACTTGGACCACGGACACAAGGTCTTGGATGCTTTCGTGAAAAAGATGCGTCAGAAAACCATCAAAACACTGCAAAGCTTGCCGGGTCCGAAAAAGGATTAAATATAGATGACCCAAATCTACGTCCGCGAAGGGATTGCTGAAGACTTCAACGAGGTGATGCGTATGTCCATCGACGCCACCCGCGAAAACGCTTTTGTGGAGCCTGACATTCCAATGTTGCAGAACCACATATACGCGGCGCTTACCAAGCAAATGGGCTTAGTTGGCGTCATCGGGGGTGACGCGGGTGAGCCACTGGAGGCTATGATTATCTTGCGGATCGGGTCCATGTGGTACAGCCACGAGAACATCTTGGACGAGAAAGCAATCTATGTCGCACCAGAGTTTCGGTCGGCAAAAGGCGGTCGCGCCCGCAAACTTGCGGAGTGGGCAAAGACCGTTTCAGAAAAACTTGGTATTCCTCTGGCGATTGGGGTATTGTCGAACACAAGGACTGAGGCGAAAATCCGTCTCTACGAACGTGTGTTCGGCGCTCCGGCTGGGGTCTACTTTTTATACAACGCCAAAACGGGCCTGACTGAAGGATAAACGGAATGGGCGGCAAGAAGGCAACAACAACCTCATCGGTGTCTATACCGCCAGAGGTTTTGGCGCGCTACAACGCAGTCAACCAACAGGCACAAACGGCTGCCGCCACGCCATACGAGGCGTTTGGCAAGACTGCGGCTGACTATGTTGCCCAGATGAACGCCCAGCAGGGCGCTGGTATAGCCGACATCAACGCCACTGCCGGATCGTACCAGCCGTACATGACCCAAGCCACGACGGCCACGCAGGCGGGCATGGGGCCTGCCTACGAGGGCATTGACCGCTACATGTCGCCCTACATCAAGAGCGTGGCCGACACGACTGGTGCCTACATGCGCCAGCAGCAAGAGCAAGCCCAGTCAGGCGCGCTTGGCACGGCCATTTCGTCTGGTGCTTTTGGGGGGGACCGCGCTGGCATCGCCGCAGCCAACCTGCAACAGCAGAACCAGATGGGCTACGGCAAGACCATGGCCGACATTATGAACCAAGGCTACACGCAAGCCCTTGGTGCTTCGCAGGCCGATCTGGCGCGTCAGTTGCAAGGCGGATCGCAGATGGCGCAACTTGGCGCTCAGTCGCAACAGTTAGGTCTGCAAGGCGCGCAAGCCAAGATCGCGGCTGGCACCATGCAGCAACAGACCGAACAGGCTGGCAAAGACGCCATGATCAACCAGTTCATGCAGGAAAAGGGCTATCCCTTCCAAATCGCGCAGTTCCTCGCCAACATCGCCACAGGCACTGGTGCCGCCGCTGGCAGCACCACCACGACCCAGACCCCACGCAACTGGCTTGGGTTTGCCTCTGGCGGTGCCGTCGAGGGCTACGCATCTGGTGGTGTCGCTGGCCCGCGCACCTATACGCAAAGCGGCGTTGGTGGCGAAGGCTATGTCCCCGCTGGCGATCTTCCTGTTGGCCAGTTGATGGTGGCGGATGTGCCAGAGCAACAGAAGGGGAGCGGGACTGAAGACATCGTCAAGCTGATCGCCATGTTGGGCGGCGGCGCAAAGAACGGCGGCGCGATTGACCAGAGGCATGGGTATGCCCCAGGCGGCGGATCAGCACATCCCACCGTATGGAACCCCGTCACGCGGAAATATGAGATGGCACCCGAAGCCACTGGCGTTGTTGCTGCGACAACCCCTGCCGCGCCCGCCACTGGTGTTGTTGCGCCAGTAACCTCTGACGTGGATCGCGCCCCGCCCCGCGTGACACCGCCCACTGGTGGCGTTGTTGCCCCAACAACCCCTGCCGCGCCAGCCACTGGTGTTGTTGCGCCAGTAACGCGCCGCGCCGAACCGACCCCGACAGGTTGGGATGCCTTCCGGCCCCAAGTGTCGCAGCGCGAAAGCGGTGGCGATCCTAATGCGCTTTTGAATTTCTCTAACCGTGAAGGTGGTCCGTTTGCTGGTGTGAACGTCACCGATATGACCGTTGATCAGGCAATCGAATTTGCCAAGCCAGGCGGCCCATATGCAAACTATACCCGTGAACAGGTTGGTCGTACTGCCACCCCCATGGGTGAATACCAGATCGTTGGGGCCACGCTGCGGCAGGCCAGAGACGACATGGGCCTGACGGGCAACGAGGTAATGACGCCTGAACTTCAAGAACAGATCGCTCAACATTTATACAACAACTATGGCGAAAGCCCTTGGGCCGCATCGGCAGGCAATGGCGTGGCGGGTGGAGGCAACTTTAACACTCAAATTTCCACGATGGGCGATGGCCTTGCTGCGGGCGTCAAGCCCTACGAGGATCGCAACCTGATTGGGAAGTTCTTCCACAATCGCGATGGTTCCTTGAACTCCAATGCCGTCATGTCTTTGCTGGGCGGTCTTGCCAAAGGGGCAGAAGCCCAGACGATCTCGCCGCTAGGTGGTATCCTGTCCGGCCTCGGTGGCGGCATGGAAACTTATAAGCAGCTTCTTAAGCAAACGCCGGAAGTTGCCAAAGCAAATATCGAAAATATGCGTAATATCCAAATGGATACTATGACATACAACGAGATGAACGGCACCAATCTGACGCCACAGCAGTACGCGTCTATGATCGGTGCAAGCTATCAAATCCCCACTGGTACGGGCATCGGACAGCCTGCGACTGGGGATAAGATGACATGGAACCAGTATCAAAACGGCGTTGTTCAGATGGGCGGAAGAACTGTAAAAATGCAGGACGACCCTGTGTCCATACAAAAGTTCATCTCTGACAATTCGATGTTCCCCGCAGACTCCCCGATTGGAAAACAGGTTGCGGAAGCAAGGCTGCACCTGAACGACATCAACGCCTCTGGCGGCATGACAATTGATGCTAATGGACAACAGTTCCAAATTCCGGGTTATTCGGAAGTTGGAAACGTTCAGGCTAAGACTGAGGCCGACCGATTGGCATCAGCCAAATTCCGTGAAGAAGCCCCCGATGTGATCAACAATTCGGGCCAACAACTTGCTGCTGTGTCAACGCTTGAAGGCGTTTACACGAAAATGGAACCCGGCAAGTTTGCAAATGTAGGTGCAGAGGCAAGCGCCGTATTGTCCGCTCTTGACCCAAGCAACATTACGGGATGGGGAAGTTACGATCTAACCGATCCAGCCCAATATGAAATTGCCATGAAGGGCGCTGGCGAGATCATGGCTAACCGTCTTAGGACGCTCCCCGGCGGGGCGCCTGCGGCAGAAATTGACATGCTACAAACTGTAACGCCAACACCCAATATGCAGCCAGAAGCGGTCAAAAAACTTCTTGCCATCACAAAGGCCGAAGCTCAATACCGCTTGGATTACTACAACCAATATGACCCAGCGGTACATGGCAACGATGTAAACGCATATGCCAAAAAGTTTGCTGACGAAGGCAGGACGTTTAAGCGATATCTCGAAGAAGCAATGGCATCCATGCCAAGGTTTGCTGGGGAAGGTATCGAACCAACCGCTGCTGAAGCTGAATTAATTCGGCGTGGTTATAAGCGAAACTCTGAAGGAAAGCTGGTGAAACCATAATGGCTGGTCTTGATCTTTCCGGCGTGTCCGATGAAGAACTTTTGAATGCAACCCAAGCTCCTCAAGTCGCGAAGCCTTCAGGGCCAAGCGATGAGGAATTGTTGACGGCTGCTGGACAGCCGCCCGCTCGTCCAAGCATCCCAGAAGACATGGCGAAGTCTTTTGGTTCTGGACTTGTTCGTGGGTCAGCATCACTTGTTGATTTGCCCAGCGATGTCGTGCAGGGCGGTATGCATATGGTGGAACGTGCCACGGGGTACGATATACCAGAGTGGGTGGAGCGCGGCTCTGTGGCTTTTCTTCCCGGCGGCGCAAACCGTGCAATAAGCGGAGAGAGCAGTAAAGAAGCCCTGACCCGCGAACTTCCATCCGTAATGGGTTACAAGCCCAAGACCACACCGGGAAGATACGCTGGCACCGTTGGGGAGTTTGTTCCGGGCGCTGTAGCTGGACCGGGCGGGATTGCGCGAAACATCATCACAGGTGGTATTCTTCCAGCCCTAGGAAGCGAATTTCTTGGTCAAACCTTTGAGGGTTCGAGCAACAAGTATGTCGAGCCAGCGGCGCGACTGGCTGGTGCCATTTTGGGCGGCCTTGGGGCTAACGCCCTTGAAGGTTTTGGTCGTCGCGTAATCTCACCCGGTGGCGGTGCATCACCAGAACGCTTGGCGGCGGCAGATACGCTTGAAAAAGCAGGCGTTAAGGTGACGGCTGGACAGAAAACAGGGTCGCCATCCATTCTTGCCGCAGAAGGCGACACTGCCGCAGGGCAAGCTTTTGCTGGTGCAGCGCCAGACAGTCCGCAGGCGCAGGCGTTTACCGCAGCGACCATGCAGAAACTTGGGAGCAATTCACCCGTTGCATCCGAAGAGGCTATGGATGCGGCACAAAAAGCCATCCTGTATCGGATGCAAAATGCCGTGGCTGGCGTTGATGTTATGCCGACCTACCCTTTGATGTCATCTCTTAGCGATGCCAAAAAAGGGTATTTTTCCAACACAAACGTAACCGTCCGACCGCCGATCATTGAAGACATTATTGCTGACGTTCAACATGCCGCAAGGACAGGTCAGCCAATTCCAGCATCCACTATGGCGGCTTGGCGTACCAACCTTGGCAACCATCTGTACAGCAAAGACAATTTTGTTGCTGACGCAGCGTACAACGTAAGGTCTGCCCTTGATGACGCCATTGAAAACTCGATGACGGCTGCGGGACAGCCAGAAAAAATGGCAGCGTGGCGTGAAGCGCGCGACCAATATCGCAACTATCTGGCGGCAGAATTTGCCTTAAAGCCAAACAAGGATCGCGGCATCCTTGGCGTCATCGCGCCACAGGATTTGATCAACGCTGTTATGAAGCAAGATCGTCGTGGTGTTGTGACTGGTAGGCGTGGCGAGATTGGCGATCTGGCCAAGTCTGGTGTCCTTGTGGCAAAACCGCTCCCAGCGCCACGCGGAAATCAAACCTTGCGTAAATTTGCTT